ATATCACGAACAGGTCGGCAAAACCGCGATGACCGACTTCCGCTGGCTGTGGAAAGGCGACTTCGAGCCGATCCACCTCGACGACAATGGCGAGCGGTTCACGTTCGGCCTGAAGGCCCATAAACCCGTGAGGTATCCTGATGCTTGAAGAGCTTAGGCGCATATTCAGGGCGCAATCGCCGTCCTTCGCAGATGTGCCGGTCAGAGAGCGTCCGCCGCACGAAGAGCATGGGCATCGACTGGACGAGGCCGTGGAGTGCTTCAAGGAGCATTTTCCCGAAGATTGGGCGTTGATCAGCCGGTGCCCCACGGTCCACGGCCTGGAAGTTATGGTCGGGAAGCTGAAAGCCTAGCATGGCATCACAGCCCGTTTCCGCCCCGCTCAGTAATGAAGCGGGCGGCGGAGCCATGTCTGACGCGGAACTGGTGGGCCACCTAGATGAGCATGAGAAGCGCTCCATCGGCTATTACGAGTCCGAGATTGCCGCCCAGCAAGAGGATGCGCTAAACCGCTACTACCGCCGCCCCTATGGCGACGAGCAGGCGGGGAGGTCAAAGGTCGTTGACGCCACCGTCGCGATAACCGTGGACAACGGGTTGGCGGCGATTCTCAAGCCGTTCGTCAGCCAGGATGACGTGGTTGCCTACGAGCCAAAGCAGAAAGAGGACGAGGAACAAGCCAAGCAGGCGACCGAATACGCCAATTATGTGTTCTACAACGACAATCCCGGCTTCACGATCCTGCACGACTGGTTCAAGGACGCGCTCTTGCAGAAGCTCGGCGTGGTCAAGGTATATTGGGAGGACTATTCCCGCGAGAAGCTTGTTCGGCTTGAGAATCTGGACGCCACCCAGCTTGAGGCCATGGGGCAGGATATCGAGGCGGTTTACGGCCCCGACGAGTTTGGTCTGTATATCGCCGATGTCCGCCGCATGGAGCAGGACGGCAAGCTCTGCATTGAGAATGTCCCGCCTGAAGAATATCGGATCAGCCCTTACTCCCGCCCCGGCCGGACCCCTCCTTACGAAGCGCACATCACCACCAAGGCCCGCTCCGAGCTGGTTGAGATGGGCTTTCCCTACGAGGTTGTGGACGCCCTCTCCAAGTACGGCTCCAACAACCTAGACGACCGGCGTTCGATTGCGCGCTACCAGGACGAGGAATGGTCGGGGTCGAGGGGCGACAACCCAGGCGATAAGTCGCGCGACTTGGTGCCGTTCAACCACGAGCTGGTTCTTGTCGATTATGACGGCGATGGGGTTAGCGAGCTCCGCGAGATCATGCGGTCGGGCAATATCATCCTCTATAACGAGGAGGCTCAGTTCGGCCGGTTTGCCCGGCTCTGCCCAGTTCCCATGCCGCACAAGGTCTATGGGCAGAGCCTAGCGGACCAGGTGATTGACGAACAGCGCATCGCCACGGTGCTGTGGCGGCAGACGCTCGATAACCTCTATCTCAACAACAATCCCCGCCCGCAGGTGCTGGAACAGGCGGAGCGCAAGGACGGCTCGACCTACGACGACTTGCTGGATGACAGCCCCGGCGCCGCCATTCGGGTCGGGTCAGCGCTTATAGAGCCGTTCGCCATCGGCTTTTTTGCCGACAAATCGTTCCCGATGCTCGATTACGTTGCCCAGCAGGCGGAAAGCCGTTCTGGGATTAGCAAGCAGGGGCAGGGGCTGGACCCAGAGGCGCTGGACAAGTCGGGACAAGTCACGGCCACCCAGGCTGCCATTCTAGAGGATGGCAGGAACGCCCGCGCCGAATTGATCGCCCGCATCTTTGCCGAGACAGGCATCAAAGACCTGTTCAGGCTGATCCTCAAGAACCTCGTCACGCATCAGCCGAGGGCGAGGATCATCCGTCTCCGCAACGAATGGGTGGAAATGGACCCGCGCGAGTGGAATGCGGACATGGACCTGTCGATCGCGGTGGGTCTGGGCATGGGCAACAAGGCGGAGCAGATCGCGGTTGCCGATGGCGTGCTTCAGACCATGGCCGAGCTTGGCCAAACGCCCTTCTCGTCGCTGATCGACAAGGAAAAGGTTTACAACGCAGTCAAGCGCAAATTCTCCGCTGCCGGCATCAAGAACATTGACGACTTCCTGGTGGAGCCTGAGCGCGACGAGGAGGGGAATGTCATCCCCGAGCAGCCCCAGCCCGACCCGGAGGTGATGAAGGCGCAGGCCGAGTTACAAATGCAGCAGGCCAAGCTCCAGGGCGAACAGCAGATGGCCCAGGCCAAGCTGGAGTTCCAGCGCGAGGAGGCCGCCATGAAGATTCAGCTGGCCCGCGAGGAAGCGGCTGCCGAGCTGGAATTGGCTCAGCAGAAGGCCGCCGCCGAAATGCAACTGGCGCGCGACAAGATGGCATTCGAGCAGGAACAGGCCGAGCAGCGGCTGCGGTTCGAGCAGACCCTTGCTGCGCATCAGCAGGATAAGGCGGATGAGAATAGCGAACGTGATGCACAGCGCCGGGACAAGGAGACCGAGGCCAAGCTGAGCAAGAACCGCCCAGGTGGCAAGCTTGACGAGTGAACAGCGCCGCGCCCGAGGAATTGCCGCCCAAGCAATCCTCAACGATGACACCATACAGGGCGCGTGGGCAGAACTAGAGGCGGATTTACGGGACCAGTGGGAAGCCTGCTGGCTGCCCCGCAAGCGCGACCGCATCTGGAATGAACTCAAGCATCTGAAGGGCCTTAGGGCGAAGCTGGCGCAATACAGCAGCCACGCGCCGAGGGATTAGCGCCAGTAAACCAATCTTCGGAACAAGTGGACGCGCTCAATAAAATGGCGCGGACCAAAGCCGACAGCGAACACGCCGCGCCCGATGTTGAACCATCGGCGGCCCGTCCAACAACGGGCAATCTCGAACCACTCAGACATCCTGCTGAGCTAGCACATTTTCTGCCCTTTTCCAAGGGCCTCAACCTAAGGTGAAATATGACTGACACTCCCCAGCCGGAAGCGGCAGGAGAAACGGTCGCGGCTGACCCGATGGCAGCCGCCGCCAACGCATTCAAAGTTGAATTGGGGCAAATTGAACAGCCGGAACGCAAGCGCGACGAAAAAGGCCGCTTCGCTGGCGAGCAGCCCCAAGCAGAAATCGAAGCCGAAGCCGACGCGGGAAAAACCGCCGAAGCCGAAGCGGAGAGCCATGACGAGGAAGTAACCGCAGAGGCAGCCGACGAGGCCCAGCCGGAAGCGGCAGACCTTCCGACATCATGGCCCGCAGAACTGGCCGAGGAGTGGCAAAGCCTCCCAGCCTCCGTTCAGACGAAGATCGTCGAGCGCGAAGCAGAGCGCGAAGCCGCAGTCAACGCCAAGTTCCAGGAAGCCGCCAACGTGCGGAAGGCCAACGAGGCCCTCATCGCCGAGGCAAACACCAACCGGCAAAAGTTCGCCGAAGCGGCTGACATGGTTCTCTCCATGGTTCAGCCGCAGAGGCCGCCTATCTCAATGCTCGATCCGCGATCCACCGACTACAACCCGGACGCTTATCATCTTGCCAATGCTCAGTTTCAGCAGACCGCCGAATTTGTCGAGTCCCTCCAGCAGCAGCGGCAACAGATCGCCGCCCAGCAAGCAGAGGAAATGACCCAGGCGGAACAGGCCTATATCGCCGAAGTGGAGGCGAAGCACCGCCCCGCATTGCTGAAAGACGTTCCCGCCCTAAGCGACCCCCAAAAGCAGGGTCCGGCACTCAATGAACTCATCACTTACGCCGTCTCGCAAGGGATTGGCGAGCATGTGTTCAAAGACCCGGAAATCGCCGGTCGGATCACGTCACCGGAGCTGCACATGGCCTGGAAAGCCATGCAGTATGACAAGATCAGGGCCGCACAGGGGAAAGTGACCCCCAAGGCCCCAAAGCCAGCAGCCCCGCCCGTGAAGCCCGGCGTAGCCACGACGCGGAGCGGCATCGAAGCAGCGAGATACAAGGCAGACAAGGCCCGGTTGGCCGCAAGCGGCAGCGTCGAGGACGGCGCGGCCATCTGGAAACAATTCCTTTAAGGAACTCCTAAAATGACCAAAGTAACTGGCGCGTTGGCCACGTATGACGTGACCACGAACCGGGAGGACTTGGTTGATGCCGTGTATCGCATCAGCCCGGCTGACACTCCCTTCCAATCGGCGATCCCGCGCGTAAAGGCGAGCGCCGTTCTGCACGAATGGTCCACGCAGGCCCTTTCGTCGATCAACACGACCAATGCCCGCCTTGAAGGTGACGCGCTTACCCGCGCCTCGTCCACGGCGCCGGCCCGCAAGCAGAACTACTGCCAGATCAGCTCGCGCGACGCGACTGTGACCGGTACCGAGCGCGCGGTTAACCCGGCTGGCATCGACGACATGATGGCCTACCAGATGTCGCTCAAGAGCCTTGAGCTTAAGCGCGACATGGAGGCCATTCTGCTCGGCAACACGGGTCAGGCCGCTGGTAACACCACGACCGCCCGCACGCTGCGCTCGTTCAATGCGTGGATCAGTGGCAACGGCTCGCGCGGCACCAACGGCGCCGACTCGACCGCCGCCACTGCCGCTGCAACGGACGGCACCGCAGGCGACCTTCGAGCGCTGACCGAGACGTTGTTCAAGGATGCGATCCTTGACGCTTACTCGGACGGCGGCGAACCCGACCTGGTTCTCGTCGGGCCGGGCAACAAGCAGGTGTTCTCCACCTTCACTGGCCGCTCCGTTTCGCAGGTTGTTGTCGCGAAGGACGTGGTTGACGGCGCGGCCGAGCTTTACCGCTCGGACTTCGGCGTGTTGAAGGTCGTTCCTAACCGATCGCAGCGCAACCGCGACTGCTGGTTCGTGGATACGAGCAAGGTTGCCCTGGCCGGCCTTCGCCTGTTCGAACCGCAGGAAATCGGCCGCGTCGGTGACGCGATCACCAGGGACATCATCTCGGAATATTCTCTTGAGATGAGGCACCCCGACGCACACGCTCTGATCGCCGATCTGAGCTAACTGACCGGGCCGGGGGTTTCGGCTCCCGGCCCAACCTTTCGAGGTTCCCGCATGGCAAGAACCCGCAAGCTGGGCACCTCGCTCGGCAAGGACATCCTGTTGCATGAAGAGGATGGGCGGCAGTGGGTCGAAACCCGACAGGACGCCGAGCCTGTGGCGCGGGCCGCAAGACTTCTCGCCGATCATGCCGAGGTCGGCAAGGACTTTACCCGCGTCGCCATGATCCCCTCCACCGTGATGGACCAGGCCTTCAACGAGGGCTGGTTCCACGACGAGGATGCGTGGAAGCGATGGTACGCGGCCAACCCGCAGTTCCACACGACCACCAAGTACAAGACGATTTGAGGTTTCATGCCAAAACTCAAGCTCGCCATTTGTATCCCCTGTTATGGGAACCCGGAGTTCCTGTTCATGCAGGCCCTCGCCAACGCGGTTGAGCATTGGCACCAGGCGAAGCTGACCAATGAAGCGGGCGAGGAGTTCGATAAAGAGGTCGAGTATTTCATGGTCCAGTCATCGATGCTGACCGAGAGCCGCCACCGGCTTGTCGGAGACGCATTGGCGAGCGGCGCCGACTATATGCTGTGGTGCGACGCCGACCACATCTTCGAGGCCGACGCGATCTGCCGCCTTTGGGCAAGGAATGTTGACGTGGTGGGTTGCAACTATGCGAGGCGTGGCAAGCCCACGGCTCCCGTAGCCGCAAGGGTCGTTGCCGAGCAGGACGCCGAGAACGACCACAAGAACCTCGTCTATACCGACGTAGGCAAGGCCTCCGACAACCTGTTGGAAGAGATCGACCACACCGGGTTCGGGCTATGCCTCATTCGCATGAGCGTGTTTGAAAGGCTCCAGCTTCACGCCGAGGAAAAGGGCGAGAAGAATTTCCTCCCCCTGTTCGTATTCCAGCCCAAGGAAGATGGCTCGGGAATTATCGGGGAAGATGTCTATTTCTTCAACAAGCTGAGGGACGCCGGTATCAAAGTGTGGTGCGATCACGGCGTTAGCTGGAATGTCGGCCACATCACACAGATTGTGCTGACCAACGCCCACGCGATCACCCAGCGCGAGGCGTGGAATGAGGGCCGCCGCAAGCTGGCCGAGAAATACACCAAGCGTGCCGAAGAACTGGAAGCCAACTGATGCCCTTCAACATGATTATCCCGGTCGGAACCGGGTCATCCGTTGGTACGGGCGTTACTACATATTCGGGGCTGCTTTCGACCGTTGGCGACTGGCTCAATCGGTCGGATTTGAACACCAAGATTCCCGATTTCATCACGCTGTTGGAAGCAAGGCTGAACCGCATCCTGCGCACGGCCGAGATGGAAGAGACCACAACTCTTTCGACCACGGCGGAGCGGATCGATCTCCCGACCGACTTCCTTCAAGCAAGGGCGCTCTATCTCGACACTGATCCGAGGCAGGAGCTTGAGGCGGTCTCGCCTGGGACCTTGCGAACGAAGTATGCGGTGCAGGCCACCGGCAAGCCGGAAGTCTATGCGATCAGCGGCTCGGAGATGGTGTTCGGCCCAGCGCCGGACGACGAATATGACGCAATTCTGACCTATTACCAGAAGCTCGAAGCCCTTTCTGACGCCAACGAGACCAATTGGCTGATTGTCAGCCACCCGGATGTATATTTGTACGGCACGCTGCTGATGGCCGAAACCTTCCTGTGGAACGACGAGCGCATCCCGCTGTGGAAGGCGGCTTGGGACGAGGCGCTCGATGAGCTGATGGAGCATGGCAAGCGCAAGCAATATGGCGCTGCCCCGCTCCGCCTTAGGGCCTCCGTCCGCGAATGAGGGTGCTATTCGGGGAGCTAGCATCAGACCCGCCCCCCCACCTCCAATTCCAGGAGGACGGCAAGCACAGCTTACGCATTGCCGACAACGTGTTCCCCGTGCGCGGGGGAAAGAAGCCGATCAAGGCGTTTTCAGCAATTACCGATGAGCTGGACCACCCGTTCCTTGGCGGCACCACCTTCAAGGCTTCGGACAATACAGTCAGCCTGCTCGCGGGCACGGCGACCGACCTATACCTGTTCGACAGTTCGCTGGCGTGGACTTCAATCCTTGGCTCGCTGACTGCCGGGCGCTGGTTTTTCACCCAATTCAATGACCACGCCATTGCCACCCACGGCGGCGCGCCGGTTGACATTGATTTGCAGGCGGGAACGGCGGCGGCACTGGCGGGAAGCCCGCCCGATTCCGACTTTTGCGCGACGACCAACGACTTCGCCATTCTCGCCCAGGGGAATATCGTCACCTGGTCCGGATTCCAGGACCGTGCCGAATGGACAGCGGGCGTCAATCAATCCGGCTCCCAGCCCTTGCTGGAGGGCGGCCCGATAACTGGGTTGGCGGGCGGCGAAGTCTGCCTGATCTTCCAGCGCAACTATGTGCGAAGGATGGCCCCGAACTTCTCGGACACCATCTGGCAGTTCGATGTCATCTCAAACAATGTCGGCTGCATCGCGGCGGGGTCTATCGTTCAGGTCGGGCGATTGGTGTTCTTCCTGTCAGATCGTGGCTGGCATGTCACTGACGGCAACGATGTGAGGCCGTTGGGAGAGGAGCGGGTTGACCGCACCTTTCTCGCCGATTTCTCGCCATTGGACATCGAGAGCACGATGTATTCGTGCATCGATCCCAAGTCGCAGATCATCACCTGGACCATGCCCGCACGGCAGTTCCACCATCACATTTCATTGAACGAGTGGACCACGGGAAGCCTGCCCGTAAAGGCGTGCTTCAACGGCTACACGGCTGGCGTTAATCTTGAGCAATTGGACGCCATCTACGGCGACCTCGACTCAATGGGCGACATATCGCTCGACGATCCGAGGTTTGCCGGCGGAGATCCGCAATATCTGTTCGTGAACACGTCGGATGCCGTCGGGGTTTTGTCGGGCGATAATGTCGAGGCGACGATAGAGCTTCCTTATCTGGAGTTCATTCCCGGCCAGATTACGCGGATGAACCGGGCAAGGCCGATCTCGGATGC